GGAAGATGAAGAAGGGTCAAGTCTCTGCTGATGCTATTGGTTACTCATCCTCATTTCATCAAGATGCTGATGTTATTTTTGGTTTGCAAAGGCAAGAGGAAGCTAATGATGACCTTAGAACTTTAAAGATTGTTGCAAGTCGTAACTCTGGTCTTGCTGAGGTTCCACTATGTTGGGATTGGAACACTGGAGAGTTTAGAGAGATATCAGAAGAAGATCTTGGAGGACTTCCTGATGACTTCTGAGGAGATGGAAACAACTCTTTCTAGTCTTGGGATAAAAGTAATCTCTAATCGAGGTAGCGAGCTACAGGCAAATTGTCCGGCACACAAAGACAGAACTGGTCACGAGGATCGTAATCCGTCATGGTGGATCAACGCAGACACAGGTCAACACATTTGTTTTTCATGTCAGTTCAAAGGAAGTTTGTATGGTCTTATTAGTTATGTTAAGGGTATTGACTTTGACAAGGCAAAAGATTGGATGGATTCTCCAGACGCTTTAGTACAAAGATTTCACAGAGTTACTAACGAAAAGAAACAACCAATTGAAGAGCCATCATTGATTACCGAATCAATGTTAAGTGCTTTTGTTGATCCACCAACCGAAGCGTTGGCATCACGAGGTTTACTTCTAGCATCAACTCAACATTATCAAGTGTTGTGGGATCACAGGAAAAATAATTGGATTCTTCCTGTTAGAGATTTACAAGGAAAGCTTTTAGGATGGCAGGAAAAAGGATTTGCGTCTCGTTACTTTAACAATCAGCCTCCTAAGATGAAGAAGAGCCACTCTTTGTTTGGGTATCAACAATATAAAGGCGGAGACATGATCGTAGTTGAGTCTCCTTTAGATACGGTTCGCCTACACTCTTTAGGTTTTACTGGCGGAGTGGCTACTATGGGCGCTTTAGTATCTCAGTCTCAGCTGAACGCTATTCGAGGGGCCGACCGCATCATCTTTGCTATGGACAACGACTTAGCGGGAACCTCATCCTCCATGGAATTATTGAACAAGTGCCAAGAGATGGGCGTCGAGGCGTGGTTCTTTAACTACAAACACACGGACATGAAGGATGTTGGGGCCATGAGCCTTGATGAGATAAGGTTAGGTTTAGAAGGAGCTAAGCACATAGCTCAAGGGAAGAAGGCAGTCGTATGATCATTGGGTTATCTGGGTACGCAAGATCCGGCAAAGACACCGTGGCTCAGTTTCTTGTAGAGAACTATGGATATACTCGAGTTGCCTTTGCAGACACCATTAAACATATGCTTTTGGATTTAAATCCGTATGTAGGCATAGGTCCATCAAACTACAACCACACCACTTTGTCAGATCTTGTTGCTTTAAATGGATGGGAAGGCGCTAAAAAACATCCAGAGGTTCGTCGTTTACTGCAAGACCTTGGGGTTTCAGCTAGAGACTATTTGGGCGAAGATGTTTGGATTAATGCCGCCCTTAGCACACCTACCCAAAATGATGGATTAGTTATAACGGATGTTAGGTTTATTAACGAAGCTGAAGCTGTAAAAAAACGTGGTGGTCAGATCTGGAGAGTCATTCGCCCCGGCGTTACTGCTGTCAACTCTCATATATCAGAGACTCAAATGGATGGGTTTAGTTACGATCGCATTATTGACAACAGTGGAGACTTTAAGGATCTGTCCCTAGAAGTGGCTGCTGTTTTTAGCCGATGACATTTACTGGAACTCTTTTACCTTATCAACCAGAAGCGGTAGACAGAATGATTGACCGCAAAAAGGTTCTGGTTGCCTATGACCTTGGGTTAGGTAAAACAGTCATAACCATAGCCGCCATAGAACAGTTGATGGATATACGGAAAATAAATGAGCCAGGTCTTATTATTTGCCTATCCAGTTTAAAATACCAATGGGCAAACCAGATTGAGAAGTTTACAGATGGATCTTCACGAGCTTTGGTTATTGACGGAACGCCAAAGAAAAGAGCAGAGCAGTACGCCGAAGCGATGGCATGGCGGACTTCAGGGGTTGACTACATCATTCTTAACTATGAGCAGGTTGTTAATGACTGGGCATCCGTCTCTAAACTCCCAAGATCATTTGTCGTCTGCGACGAAGCCACAGCAATTAAATCCTTTAAATCAAAACGATCCAAAGCTGTAAAAAAATTAAGCGACGCAGAGTACAGATTTGCTTTAACTGGAACACCCGTAGAGAACGGTAAACCTGAAGAGCTGTACAGCATTATGCAGTTTGTTGATTCATCCGTGCTTGGTCGATTTGATATCTTTGATGCGGCTTTTATTGTTAGAAACAATTGGGGTGCGGTTCAGCACTACAGAAACTTAAAAACTTTGCATGAGAAAATGAAGGAAGCAGCCGTACGAAAGGCACAGAAAGATCCAGATGTAGCCCCTTTCCTTCCTGACACTATACATAAAGATCCTATAAAAATTGTTTTAGATCGTAAAGCATCAAAGCTTTACTTCAAGATAGCCACTGATTTGGTGGATGACCTTGACGAAGCTCAGAATTTATTTGGCGCCTCCTTTAATGTCATGGCTCACTATGGTTTAGAAAACAAGGGTGGCGGGCCGGAAGATGAGATCAGAGGTCGCATCATGTCTAAGATAGGTTGTTTAAAGATGCTCTGCTCCCATCCAGATCTGTTAAGGACTAGCGCTCGCAAGTTTGCCGCCATGAACGGTGAAGGATCTATGTATGCCAGCGAGTTAGTTGAGTCTGGGTATCTGGATGGAATTGATTCTTCCCCTAAGCTTGACTTTTTAATTCAGTATGTAAAAGAATTTTTAGAACAAAACGATGCTAATAAGGTAGTTATATTTGCTACATATGTGGATATGTTAGACAAAATAACTGATGCTTTAGGCGCAGATATTTGTAGAAAGTACTCAGGTAAGTTAGATGCCAAAGCAAAAGAAGATAACAAAACAGCGTTCAACACTGATCCTACTATTCGTGTTTTAGTTTCTTCTGACGCAGGTGGTTATGGAGTTGATCTTCCAGCGGCTAACTTACTCATTAACTATGATCTGCCTTGGAGCAGTGGTTCTGCGACTCAACGAAACGGAAGAATAAAACGAGCCAGTTCTACTTGGCCGTCAATTGTTATCCAAGACATCATCGTTAACGGATCTATTGAGGATAGACAATACGAGCTACTTCAGCAAAAAAACGCTGTGGCTAGCGCGGTTATTGACGGCGAAGGTATTGATGAGCAGGGTGGAATTCCTATGACTGTAGGCAGTCTTAAGCAGTTCTTAGCCTACGCCACCGTATAAACTATTCGGATGCCTAACGCACCTAAGACCCCTACGAGGACGATCCGCGTCCCTGACGACCTTTGGCTTGCCGTGCAAAAGAAAGCTGCCCGCCAGAAGGTGACCGTAACCAGCGTAATTATCGCCGCGCTAGAGAAGTACTTGACAGAGGTAGACCCTTTAGATTAATTTGAACCCACCTAACAAGGGGGTCAAAATGATTTTAGAAGATCTAAGAACAAGTCTTAGACAGTATCTATCATTAAAGGGTGAAGTAGAGCTACTCACCAATCGCGTCAATACATTAAAAACTCGTTTAACTGAGCACGTTGAAAGCAACGGCGAGACTACTGAAAAGGGTCATCTTACTCTTACTGTTGAAGACCCAATTAAAGGCGAAATTACATTAACAAAACAACGCAAAGTTTTTAAAAATCTTGATATTACTGTTGCCGAAAAGCTTCTTGAAGAACGCGGTATTAAAGAGCAGTGCATCAAAATGATTCCAACATTAGATGAGTCTGCGATCATGGCTGCTTTCTATGAGGGCAAGCTTTCTGAGGCAGACATTGACTCCATGTTCCCAGAGAAAATTACTTACGCCTTCCTCGTTAAAGAAGCATGAGCGAAGACTTCATTGAAAATAGTTTTGCTGATCTGGATGATTATTATCCAGGCAGTAAGCGCAAGCGTAAAGCGCCTGTGCAAAAAGATCCGGAAGTAACAGTTGATAAAAACTGGGATGCAAAGCCTTACAAAAAAACTTTGCCTAACGGGACTGATATCGAGATGTTTACTATCGGAGCTTTAGCCTCAGCTGTTGGACGACCCGTAATAACAATCCGCACGTGGATCAAGGAAGGGCATATTCCTGCCTCGCCTTATCGGTTGTCTGACACCATTGACAAGTATGGGACTAAACGCCCAGGTCGAAGGATGTGGTCTAGAGCAATGATTGAAACCTTTGTAGAGATGCTGGATAAGGCTGGACTCCTTACGGTAACCCGTATAGAATGGTCCGAACACCGGCAACTCAGCAAAGAGTTAGCCGAGGCGTGGACTAACATCCGCGCAACCGAAACCAAATAGAAAGAATACTAATGGCAATCAATAGAGAAGAAACACCTATCGTTACTGAGAATGATGATTTCTCAGTACAAAATGCTACAGAAATCGCAGGTCGTCCATCAAACGCTATTTCATCAAGTGGATGGGATACCCCAGCCGCTGGCGGTGGAAATTACCCAGTTGATTTCAAATTCATTGACGGTCAATTCCAGATCGTTAAGTTCATTGATCCGAGCGCAACACCATTTGCTTCTTACAAAGAGCATTGGCTTACTCAGAAAACTTCTGGAAAGCGTTCATACATCTCCCTAGGATCTAATGATCCATTATGCGTAAAGCTTGGAAGCGTTCCTCGCCATATTCGCGCATTTACTATTGCCAACCTCAGCGCCCAAGGTGGACCTCAGCGTCAGGTATTAAAGGCAACTCCGCGTTTGTATAAAACTCTTTATGCAGCGCACCACAATCAACAATTCGGCCCGTTAAATAGA